GTTCTGGAACAAGGACACCTGCAGGCGGCCTAACACCATCCGCCGCGCCATTCCCCTACGCGCCGGTTAGACCGGCTGCGTCACCGGCATACCGCGCACAATAAGCGCGGCTGAAGCGGCGCCCGTTGCGCCGCTGGCCACAGTCATCACCGCACGCACATAGCGCTTGCTGCCACGGTAGCCCACGCGCTGCACGCTGTTGGCACTGCCAGCCGAATTGATGGGCGTAAAGCTGCCATCCAGCTCAGCCGCGCTGGCGGTGGTGAAGCTGACATTATCGTCCGAATGCTCCAGCGTGGGGGTGTGGGTGCCATTGGTATAAGCGCCCACATACAGCAGCAGCAGCGCGGCATGATACCCGGCCAGATCAACGGACGTGCCGTTATAGGTGCCGGTGGGACGCACGGCTGGCTCCAGGCTATGGGCCGCGTCGATATTGTTTTTCAGATCACGAACGGTCATGGATTGTCTCCTCAATCAGGATGCGCTGAACTTCATCAGCTTGATGGCGTCAAAGTTGACCACATCACCGCCGACACGCTTGGTGGTGTAGAACTTCACATTGGGCTTGTCGGTATAGGGGTCACGCAGCATGCGAATGCCGGTGCGGTCGACAATGGTATAGCCTTCGCCAAAATCGCCAAACGCCAGCGAGAGCGAATTGGCGGCCAGCGCCGGCATGTCCTCGGCAAAGAACACCGGAAAGCCCAGCAGCGTGGGCGGCTGACCGCCCTGCAGGCTGACCTGCCAGATGTAATTGCCATCCCCGCCCTTGAGCTTGCGAATGGCCGCCGAGACCGAGCGCGGCATCAGCCAGCTGGCCTTGGGCAGATGCGCCGCCTTGAGCTTGTAAACAAGATCAAGCAGCTTGTCGGCCGGATTGGTGGAGGCAAAGCCGCCCGCCAGACCTGACGCCACATACTGCAGCTGGCCCCAGCTGCGCGTATCATCATCAGCGGTGGAGGTGGTGTAGCTGAGCAGACCGCGCGGGCGGCTCACCCCATCACCATTGATAAAGGCGTCTGCCTCACGGCGGGCCATGCGGTCGGCCACCTTCTGACCCAGATATTCCTCGACATTGATGGCGGCATCATCCAGCAGCTTCTGGCTGACCTTGGGCTGCGCGGCAATTTCATGCACGGGAATACGCACCTTGCCCAGCGCGGGCGTGGCGGTTTCAGCGCGGCTGGCGGTTTCGGACACCCAGCTGGCTTCGGCCTCGTTACGATCGGACAGCATTTCCAGCGCATCGCTCGAAATCTCGATGACACTGGCCAACTGGCGCAGCGGGGTAAAATCACGCAGGCGCGTGGCAATGCGGCCGCTCAGGTCAGCTGGCACCATATAGCCACCTTCCGGGTCAGAGCCGACCGTCATGGCCTTGCGCTCAAGCGCCAGCAGCTCGCCATCCACACCTTTGCGCAGGAAGGCATTAAACGCCTTGCCATGCTCATCGGCCATAGGGTCGTACGCAGCACTCTCCATTGACTTGCCGCTACGCTTGGCGGCAATGCCCTGACGGGTGATCTTGTCCTGCAGGCCATCGATCAGGCTGTTGAGGCGATTGAGCTTGTCGGTGGTGACGGCATCGACCGCGCCTTTGGTGCGCAGCTGCGTCAGCTCATCCTCATGGGCTGACTTGAACGCCTGAAACTGGCGCTGCATGTCATCAATCGCGGTACGGGTTTCGGTATATGAATCCATTCTCTACTCCTTGCTGGTTGAACGGGAAGCGGATGCGGGCATGGCCGCACGGATGCTGCAGGTTAAGTCCTGCAACGCCCCCACCAATGGTGGCTGACTGAGCAGCGCTGCGCCCGGCAAGCGGGCCTTCACACCACTGACCCGCGCCGCTTCCAGCGCGGGAAAGGTGACTAATGAGATCTCGTAAAGGGCAATGCTCTTGAGCAGCTGCACGCCGCGCTGGCGGTCACGCAGGGCGTCCACCACCTTGTACCCGATCGACAGGCCCGACAGCGCCTTGCGCTTGAGCAGGGCATAGGCCTCGGCCGCGCGCGCCACGTCATGAATGAACAGCTGCCCGCGCACAAACAAACCGGTGCTGTCACTCTTGACCAGCTGCCAGATGCCGATGGGCTGGGCAATGTCATGCTGCCAGAGCAACGGCAGCGGACGGTCGGCCTTGCCCAGCGCGCGCACACTGGCGTCAAACGCGCCGGGCATCACCACGTCGCCGTCGCTATCCTCAATATGGTAAAGAGAGGCATAGCCCTCGATGATGCCTTTCTCGTCGTTGATTGCTTTCAATAAAAAGGCGCTGGGCGCTTTATGCTGACAGGCCGCAAGGCCCCTGTTCTGCTTCATAATCCCTCCAATTTTAGACAGTTTGTGTTGAACACCCCCTGCCTAATTTGCTAGCAAGGAGACCGGAGATTTTCGAAATGTCGTTTTTAAACCGCTTTGCCGCCCGCTTTGGGTCGGCCGCTCAAACCCCATCATCCATCCCGACTCTTGATGGCTTGCAGCAGACCTTAGTGGGCCCGTATGAAGTGTTCAGCGCGCTGACCGGCCGTAATTACGGCTTGCTCAGCCCGCGCGACATAACCAACACCTATCTCGATCTGGGCCGCCGTGTTTATTGCAACCAGGGTTTTGAGCATGTGGGCATGGCCCCGCTGGTGCCCGCTGCCCGCCAGTTTGAACTGAACATTCACTGGATGGGCAATGACGCCAGCCGCTTTGCCTTTCATGTCGCCGCCCACCGGATTGACCCAAAAAACCCGCAGGCCTCTGAAGATAAGCCGATGGTTGACCTGATGCGCGTGCGTGGCCAGGTTGGCCCTAATGGCCGCGTCTATGCCGAATGCAGCACGCGTGTGACCAGCACCGGCGCTATCAACACCCATCCGCTCACGCGCGAAGATCTGAACGGCATCCGCCGGATGCGTGTGCTGCTGGGCTGCAAGCTCTAACCTGAAGAGAGACAACATGAACAAAAACATTATTCTCGCCCCGCTCAAAGCAGCCGAACGCCTGCTCAACAGATTGCCCGATCGCATCGCCTTTGGCCCCAAGGTTGATCGTGATGAACTGCCGATGCAAAGCGTATTCACCTTCCTGACCGGCCGTGATCTGGCTACCGCCGATACACAGAATAATATCCAGCAGACCTTCATCAATACGGCGGCCAAGCTGCCGCATAACCACGGCCAACCTGTAGCTGCCGGCATGTATTTTAGCTGGCCGCGCAATAATGACGGCACATTCATTGCCAAGCTGATGGAAACGTCTGAGCTCACCGATAACAGAGCCAGAGCCACGATCCGCATTATGGGCCAGGTCAGCCCGGATGGCTCAATCCGCGGGTTCATCCAAAGCAGCGATGACAGCAAGAAACAGCCGCTGACCGAAGCCGGTCTGGCCCAGTTTGCCCGCTGCCGTGCCGCCATCAATCCGACCCGCCCAGTATTCTAACCCGGCGATCTAAAGGAGCCTGTTCATGAGCCTGATTACCCGTCCCCTCACCGCCCTGAGCAATTTGGCCAATCGTGCCGCCGAGCGTTTTATTTACGGCCCGCGCGTGCAGACAGACCTGCCGATGCAGGATGTGTTTACCTTCCTGACCGGTAAGCCGCTGAGCTTTGCAGCCGGCAGTCGCTACGATTATACGCGCTCAACCGAAGCCGTTCTGCCGCATACGCAAGGCAAAGCGGTGCCAGCCCACCTGCATATCTCCTGGCCGGCTGGTAACAATGGCCGTTTCACTGCTTTTGTCAGCAACAGCACCCCCATCGACAACAGCAGCGCCTACAAGCAGCAAGAGCTTGCAATTGAAGGTCAGGTGCGCCCGGATGGCACCGTGCGCGGCTATTTCTGTGAGCGGGATGATGCGAATATCACCCGCCGCCGCATTACCGAAGCCGAGCTGGCCCAGTTTGCCCGCTGCCGCGCGGCGCTGAATCCGGCCAAGCCTGCGATCTAATTGGCGATCTAAACCTGCTTGCTGGCGCTATAGCCTACCGCCTGACGCTTTTCTTCTGAGGTCAAAAAGTCGGCCGCGCTGATGCGCGCCCACAGCGCCTCGCGCTGCGGGCTGAGCGCCGAGACGGCATCCAGATCATAATCCAGCCGGAGCGTAGGGCCGAATAACGGCGTCAGCCAGTTATTGAGGGCATCACGCAAGGCAAAGGCCAGCGGCAACACCGTATCCTCATAAAAGGCCATGCGCGCCTCACGGTAATTGGCGTAGGTCTGGCTGTCTGGCAGACCTATGAGCTGCGCGGGCACACCAAAGGCCAGCGCAATCTCACGCGCCACGCCATCACGCCCCTGCCGCCAGTCCATATCGGTGGGGCTGAGCGACATGGCGCGCCAGTCCAGCCCGCCTTCCAACAACAAGGGCCGCCCGGCATTGAGCGCGCCTTCGATCTGTTCCTCCAGCTCCTGCTTGAGGCGGGCAAACTGCTCCTCACTGAGCAGGGCCGGGCCTTCCTTGGGCGCATAGACCAGCGCGCCCGACGGACGCGCCGCGTTTTGCAGCAATGACTGGTTCCAGCTGCTAGCCTGATTATGCTGATCGATCGATTGCAGCGCCGCTTCCAGCGGGCCCTGACCGTACCAATCATCCAGCGGATGAAAGCCTTTGAAGTGCAGCACATCACTCTGGCCGGTCAGCGCATCGGCCAGCCAGCGCACCTGCCGCCCGCCTGCGCTATATTCATACGCCGCCGGCACGCCCTGCGCGCCGGGCACCACCTTCACGCGGTCAGGGCGCAACACCCACAGCTCACGCGGGGCGCTGCTGGCATCAACCCGCACAGCCTCCACATAGGCATTGCCGGTAATGAGATAATAGGCATAGAGCGCCTCCAGCAACTGGGCCTTGCCCTGCTGCGGATTAGGCTGCTGCAACAGCGCGAGCAGCGGATGCTGCTGCAGCTCACGCGTGCCCTCATACAGCAGCACCGGCATAGCGGCGGCGGCCTGCGCAACGGCGCGAATGCAGCGAAAGGCTATGACATTGCGGCGATAGCCCTCCTCCGCCAGACGGTCATAGCGGCGCGGCGTCCAGCGCGGCTGACCCGGCGAGCTGATGCTGAGCACCGGCCCGCTGCGGCTGGCCTTGGCCACAGGCCGGCTGTGCAGTTTGGCTTTCCAGAGATTGAACATGTTTTTCCTTTCAACTGATTGGGGGCAGGTCATGCATGATGCGGCACGCTGTTGTTACAGATGGCGCAGACGCGGCTGGCTCTGGTTGAGCTTCAGCTCGGTGATGGCCCAGACGAGCGCATCCACGCGATCAGGCGAGAGAGCCAGCGCACCGGGCGCAAAGCGGCACATTTCATCTTCAAGCGCTGGCAGGCGGCCAACATGATGGACCAGACCCTGCTCATATAAAGCGGCCACCGGCTCGGCGCGCAGCACCTTGCCGCGATTGGCATGCACCGCGCGATACGGCAGATGCGGCGCCACCGTGCGTAACAGTGTTTCAACAAGATCGCCTCCTTGGTTCACTTCACCGATCACCAGATCGGCCTGTAATTGATCAAACAGCGCCACCACCTTGCGCGCCCAGCTGTCGGGCGTGGTGCGGCAACTGACATCAGCCAGCACATAGACATGTCCGTCCTGCCCCAGCCCGGCGGCTACAATGCCGGTAGCATCGGCACTGGCGCCGCTTGTCACCGCCGGATCAACCGCAATGACCAGTCGCTGCAAGTCGCCCGCATGGCTTACCCGCAAGGCATCAAGCTGGTCAGGCTGCCAGAGCGCGCCCGCCACCTCGTCGATCACATCGGCATATAATTCCTGACGGCCCAGACGGGTGCCGTCATAGCGGCTGCGCAGTTCGGCCACCGCTGATGGCGCCAGATTGGCGGCGTTCTCAAAGGTATGGCCGCGCGTGATGGCCACGCCCTGCCCCTCTTGCGCAAGTAGCGCACGCAGCCACGGCAGCGGCTTGGGCGTGGTGGTAGCAATGAATTGCGGATGCTGCCCCAGGCGCAGGCCAAAGCGCAGCTGGTCAAGCGCGTCCGGGCTTGACCAGGCGGCCAGCTCATCACCCCACGCCACATGATGCTGCGGCCCGCGCAAACGCTCGGGCGCGTCAGCCGAAAACAGCTTGATGCGGCTGCCATTAAACAACCACAGCTCCCCTTGCGAGCGGTTCCAGGTTTGCACACAGGCGGGCGGCAGAATGCTGAGCAGGCCGCTCTCGCCTTCCACGCAGGTGTCGCGCGCATCGTTCATGGTGGGGGCAACGATGGCCCCGCGCCACTGATCATGCCGCAACAGCTGCCAGGCAAAGGCCTCGGCCCCGGCCCGGGTTTTGCCAAAGCCGCGCCCGGCCAGCAGCAACCAGGTATGCCAGTCACTGACCGGGGGGAGCTGATTGGGCCGCGCTGCCGCCAGCCAGCTCAGACGCTGACGCAAGGCCGCCTGCCTTGCGGGCGGCCAGCTGGTCCAGCAGGAGCTGTAAGGCTGCCAGAGCTGTGGTGCTGTCGGTATCGCTGGTGTCGTGATCATGTCGGGCCTCGCTTCCCTCGCCCCAGCCCAGCCGCGCCCGCGCCCAGGCCAGCAGAAGCGTGCTCTGCCGTCCTTCGGTCGCCTGCGTGAACAGGGAGCGGCTGACTTCAATGTTGGCCTGCGCGGCGCCTTGCGCCAGTTCGCGGCTGAATGTTTGCTCAAACAGGCTGGCACTCATCAGCTGGCCGTCGGGCAGAACCCCGCAGAGCTGGCGAATGTCAGCCGGTGCCGCCCCCACTGCCGCCAGCGCTTGCACGCGGGCGCGCAGCGGTGCCGCAATGGCATCGCTGTCAGTCATCTTGAAACCTGAATGTAAGAAAGTGGATGGACGCGCCTATCTCACAAGCGCCTCTACCGAGATCGGCCGGTGCGCTGCAGGCATAGTACGCCGTATCAAAGTCAATACTACAGGTGGCCGGTAATGTCAAGAACAAAATGAGTATATTTGTGCTTTTCTGGCGTAAATACCATCGTATTCGTAAACGGTATCATTCATAAAAAAGAGCCCATAAAAAAACCCGGGGCTTGCACCCCGGGCCACAGCAACACACCAGTTCCACCACCTAATGACAGTTATAAAACCGCTGCAGCAAATGTAGCGCCGCGCGCAACTCATCGCGCCGGGCCCAGTCCAGCGCCGCATCTTCACAGCAAACGGCGA